GTACGCATGCGCTCTAAAAAAACGCCCTGTGAGCGTGAGCCCTTTGAGCTGTTACATGGCTTGCATGCAGTAACCATGTTCTCAATATCGATAGCCAACTCAGGTGCAACGCTTATTGGAATGATGTGATCTATAGTCATGTCTTTATTCTCAGCACCACAGTAATGACAGACATAACCATCACGAGCCAAGGCTCTAAGCCTTACCTCTTTGTACTTCCTCGACAGTCTAGGGTCATTGCGCTTGCTACTCATTGCCAACCTTTAACTCTTAGATGATGTAATGCTTTACAATAGTCAGGTTCATCATACTCTGTTGTCCCGTATCTATTGCTGACATAGTGCCACATCCAATAGAACTGGACATCATCAGGCTTACCCTTTAAGTACTTACTTCTACCTTGATAGTAACCATGATGTGATCCATTAACTGCATGTTTATCAAACCTAGATTCTCTATAGACAATAGCGTTATGACAAAACTCTTGTATCTCAGTAAGTTGTTTATCAGCTAATTGTCTAATGCTTTGAATTGGTCTTTGTGAGCCACCGTCTGCTACCTGCAAGGGAGCAAACAGAGCTATCCCGATAACGATTGCTACCGAGCGAGCTATCCGTTTAACGGCTCGCTCTGAGCCCTTGATGGGCTCTAGCCAGTAGAGTGTACCGCGCATGTCAAGCATGTGGATAACATGGGCGTGGCGTAAGCGTAGTTTAGAGTTTTGTAACATAGTTATCCACAACTGTGCATATCTCTTTGCCTAATTCATAGGGAATCATAGAGCGTAATCTGGCATTGCGTAACTTTCCTGTACCACCTGCATTAGTACCAGCTGGGCTTGACTCATGACATGTAGCACGAGGTTTACACATTGGTCTAGGTGTCCAACCCTGAATAGTTCCCCACAGATCCGTTGGTTTCATACGAGTATCGCCATATTGACAATAACTAATCGTCCATCTAGGCAAGTCTTTAACCATGTCTTGATGACGAAGCATGCCTCTAGGGTTTTCCATAATCCAGCCATAAGTAGGCTTGAGTGCTTGCATAAGGTTGACTGTGTGTTCAACTAATGCAATGGCTTCATAGACAGCTGGGTGCTTTGGTACTGACTTACCCCTAGTGCCTTCCCAATATTTCCACAATGATGCAACACTAAACTTCTGACATGGTGGACTAGCCCAGATGAAATCAGGCTGACCATACTTATCAATTAAACCCTCTGCTGTAAGCGCCAATATATCGCGCTCATCTGCCGAAAAGTATTCGTCCAACTCCACCTTGATGACTCTATGCCCAGCATCCTCGAACGCCTTTGTGCTAGAGCCTGTGCCTGAGTAAAAGTCAAACACTAGGAGTTTAGTTATCTGTTGAATAGAATCCTGAACCTTTGAAATGGACTGCTGGGACACTTGAGTACACCTTTCTCATATGTTCACCACAGAACGGACACTCTAGTTCGTGGCTTTTCACAATGCTTATTTCGCGCTCAATTCGAGCATTAGCTTCGCATTCATCGTTATCACACTCGAACTCATATATTGGCATTAGCGCATGTCCGGCATGGGACGTCCTTTAGTTTCCACGATCCACATTGTGTGCATCTTTCAGGCTCTAATTGTACCGAGTCCTGCTGAATATCGCCGTAACCTGCCATCAGTAATAAGTCAACAAGCTCAGAGAATCTCATGAATGCTAAGTAGTTTTCAGGCGTTTCTCCTTGTCCATTCATTCTGCATACAACAATGCTTTTCTCTTGACCCTTAGCTCTGGACTCTGATTGTTTGATAAACGCTAAAGGCTGGAAGGAAGAACGTGCCTTTACTTCTATGTCGAACGGGACATTCAACACGTCCTTCCCTGCACCCCGACCAACGACTGCGCTTCTCCACCATTGCGATAGGTAGGCTGCCACCACTCGCTCGGTTCGCAATCCTCGGTCTTTTCTGTGTCGCGTCATGCACGTCCAGCAGAATTAACAGTCCCACAATCAGCGCATACCCACTCATGCTTTAGGTATCTATCGCGTATTTGTGGTCTAGTAGGAAACTTATTACATAACTGGCAGATGAGCTTGTATCCAAGTTCTTCAAGCAGTTCTGCATTAGCCCTAAGATTGGCTCTCTGTTCTTCATTAGGGAATTCTTCCCACTCGCCATCTTGGTTTAAGAACTGTATGTATCCCATCAGTATTCACAAGTTTCTTTGTCATGTTCCAAACAACCAAAACATATATCGCAATGCCATTGGTCGAAATTACTGTCTTTTTTATGTCCAAACAATTTGCACCATTTTTGACACAAGTATTCAGACCAATAGAACGACATTTCACCACTAAATAATTTATTGTCATAATGTCTAATCATCGTTTCACCTGTGGCTTCCATTGTCCGGTCTCTTTATCAATCTCGTACCAGATAGGTTCGCAGCGTTCTGCTTCTCCTAAAATCTGAGCCATGCACTTCCAATGTCCCCAAGGCTTGCCAGCCTTAGTCGTTCCTGTTTTCCATACACGAGCACCATGAACGCAACTCTCGTCCGTCGCCGTGCCACCAAGGGCATCCCTGACCGTCTCTACAGCTTGCTCCATTGTTGTGACCGGTGCAGCATTTGAAATCGTCCATGGATCACTAGCCTTTTCTACTGGAATGTATTGCTTTGATGTATCTGCCATCTTCGCTTTGGTTTCTTGGATTGTCTGACTTACCTGAGCCTTTGAAGCAACTTTACTCATTTCTTCCCTAGAAGCCCTTTTACCTTTTGTGGCGTATCCAGCATTAGCAAGAGCGCGCCCAATTGCAGATGTTTCACAATTCTCCAGCGCAGAGGTCGCATTAACTCCTCGACCTTGTACAGTTTCCTCGGCAAGTCCTGTAGTCCAAGGACGCGCATCAGCTTCAGTTCGAAAGATAGATGCCAGCACAATAAATCTGCTTGGGCTTGCTTCGAGCATCTGTGTATGTATTTGTCCATCTTCGTAATCCTTCCAAAACTTAATAAGTCTTTCTTCAACCGTTTCGTAGTCATCAAGATTAAACATAGAGTTCATTCTCCTCAGTATGTAATTGACCGGCTATGGCAACGTACGCTGCGAGGTCGATGTAAGTGTCTGTTTTAGCAGTTTCCATTGATCGTGCGACTTTGACCAATGCCATACACATTGCCACCTGATAATCTGTAATTGGCATTTCGAGGTATGAAGCCCAGAGTGCGGCTGTCCTTTGCATATTGTCTGAAGGGTGACCGTAATCAAGTCCTCGTTCTTGGATAGTAGCTCGCGCTTCGTTGAGGTAGTCACGGGCGTTCATCGATTAGCCTTGAGTTGACGTTCACGATCTTCGTAATGGCGACGTACTGCCATCCTGCCTTCAACCTTGCCGTCTGAGTTTCCTGCGTAATATCCGACTCCATAGCATGTAACTGCTGCTAGGAATATCAATACAATTTCGTTCATGTTCAGCCCTTTCTGTAGATGTAAAACAAACTCTACATTAGGCGATGGCGACAACCTCCGTGTTTAGATAACGAAATGATAACGATTTCGTCAACCGTCTCGTCCCCGAGGTCAGGTCTAGCGAACCCTTCCATAGACCTTACCCTGCACGATAAACGTGCCGTTCTTCTCGATGTTAATTATGTCCACTTGCACGTTGATTCCCTTGACATACATGATTGCAAAGGCTTGCTGCCAATTAGCCGTTCCACGGGTGTATGAGGCTTGCCTAAAGTCCATGAGATTACCTACCTCAACACCGTGTAAAACACGCCCTAAACGCCCTCCAGAGGCTTCTGTGAAGGCACTACGCCCTGCTCTGTGAGTATGTCCTGAGATGACGTTCTTCCCATGCCTACGGGCTGCCTCAAGGGCTGAGAGCCCACCTAGTTGCTTGATGGGAGTATGGTCGCCGTGGACTGCAATCCAGTTGGGAGCGATAGCCATTGGGTTCTTGTGAAAGGTAATGCCAAGCTCATCAAACTTCATGAACTTCTCAAAGCGTAACTCTGGCAATGACAAGAATGAGGGTATTTTCTTCATGATGATGTTGTAGAGCCGGTCTGTGTGATTAGATCGTATGCAATCGGTAACGCCCAGTTCCCACAGCAGCTGAACGCATCGGTCTCGGTCATCGCCAAGAGTCTGCTCATACGCTTGAGGCGTACCTTCAGACCACTTGCTGATGGTTTGAAAGTCAATCTCATCGCCTATGGTGACAGTCTGGTCTGGCTTGAATGTCGTCAGAAACTTAGCGATGTTTCGAGTGACATGCTCATCCTCGAATGGGACTTGTAAGTCCGAAAGTATTACAATTTTCTTAATCGTCGTCCTCGTCATAGTCGTTGTCGCCTATCTTCTCAAGTGGCTTAACTGGCAATATCCAATCAGGATAAGACTCACGATCTAAGAGCAACCAAAACGCCATGTCTGTAGAGAATCCGGCTTTGCGAAGGCTTGTGTAATAAACGTGCAGAGCAATGCAATATTGGTCTAAAGCTGAGTACGCATCGAGGTCAATGACCTTTTTGGTTCTTGCCATAGGATAAGTGTTACTTACCTAACATCTCGATTATTGTATCGACACGCGTTTCTAAACGATTGACTTGGTCTTTAATAGATGAGCCGCCGTTGGGCTTAAGTTCTGTGAGGTAATGCTTAATCATGAACTGTGTGTAAGTTGCCACGCCACCAAGGACTGTGATTACTCCTACAGCCCAAGCTGCGAGGTCAACTGGACTCATCGCTTAGGAGTTGCGTATCCGAATACGCCAGCCAAGACTGCCCATAGAACAGAACGATAATCGAGAGCAAAGTTAGATGCACCCCAAGCTGCTAGGAAAGCACCTGCTGTAAGTATTGCTGGGTTCTTCATGTTCATTGTGTGCCGCCTATCATTGGGATATTAAAGAACGAGCCATCTGCATCGCCCTTCTTAGTGAAAGAGATATGGCAATGATGGTCATGCGGATTGATTCCAGAATACTTGCGCCAGCGCCACCCCATGCGAGGGGAAGCAATCTTTCCTGCGAATATGATGTAAGCAATTCTTTTGTCAGACTTTGCGCAGAGTCGAATCTGATCCGCAAGGTCAGGCATGAGGTCAGGCTTTTTCTTTCCAGATAAATCCCTGTCAATATCAATAGCTCTGACGATGTTTTTTGCATCAGGATTGTGGTCAGAAGGACGTGCTGAATGACGAGTGTCGCCAATCCATCCATCCGAGGTTGTATCTCTACTTGGGTAACTATCATCTACTTGCAGCCTTAACTGTTGTCCGGCTTTACAGAGCTTGGGTGTGTTCGGCATTGCTGCACTCCCATTGCTTTTTATCGTTTAGCAATAATTCTTCATGACCGCATTGAGGCATGGGTGCAATAAACGCATCATCTACTGAATCGTATGTATAACCGAGTCCTGCATAGTTGTAGCGAATTTTGCCATTGTAAGAAGTACGAATACAGGTTTGACCTCTAAACTCTGAATACCAATCTTCAGGTGTTTTGCCCTCAATTAGTTCAGTTTCATCAATGCCGACAATAACTTCTGTGACGATGTTGAATTCATTAAGAAACGCGTAATGTGCCATTAGACAGTCACCGTACCTGTTCCACCCGTAAATTGATAAACTCTGAAACCTGCTCTGCTAGGCTGAGTGTAAGTTAATCCACCGCTAATTGTAGTTAAAGCTGGATAAGTATCTGGATACGCGATTATGACTATGCCAGATCCGCCGGCTCCGCCGCCGCCACGCTGTGGATCACTGTCTGCTGCACCAGCTCCGCCACCACCGCCGCCAGTATTGGCACTGCCAGCTGAACCGCTGTTATTGTTTGCTCCGCCAGCTCCGCCACCACCGGCTCCACCGGCCGAGCTTGTGCCATTCTTGCTACCGCCAGCTCCGCCGCCGCCACGCGTAGTTGCTGTGCCGTTAATTGAATTAGAAACACCAGCACCACCTGTGCCGCCCGCTGTGGAGCTACCTGATGCTGAATTATTTCCTACTGCACCGGCTCCGCCGCCGCCACCGCCGCCGGTTTCCCCTGCAACTGCGACGCCGCTTATTCCACCAGCAAAACCTTGATTGGCAGTTCCTGCTGCTGCTGTCGCTTGTATTCCGTTACTATTTCCCGAAGAACCACCACCAGAACCACCAGATCCGCCAGCGACGGCAGAACCACCACCAAATTTCGAGCCTAAGCCGCCGCCAGTAGATGTAATTGATCCGCATATTGAATTACTACCTTGAAATCCGTTTCCTCCGGCTTGGCCACCAGCACCGGCTCCCCCAGCTCCACCGGCTCCAACTGTTACAGTAAAAGATGTTCCTGGCGTAAATTTAGACTCTGCTGCTGCGCCGCCGCCAGATGTTCCTGTTGATGTTCTATAACCACCGGCTCCGCCGCCGCCGCCGTCATAGTTACCCGCTCCACCGCCGCCGCCTGCAATAACAAGGAAGTCCATTGTTAAAGCTGCAATTTTATCCCCGTAAAGTCCAGATGTAATCGCACCAATCATTAGGCAATACCACCGGCAACGTACCAAGTATCTGTTGCTGTCTTAATGCAGACCGCTGTCTTGTATTGAGCCAAGGTTGGAGAAGCTGCAACTGCACCGGCTGAGAGAACTGTGGTTGTGCCTGATGTGACTGCGCTGATCGTGCAGAGTCCAGCACCCTTGTTAAGGACTGTGATTGCTGTGCCTACTGGGAAGGCTGCTGAGGCATTGGTAGGAATCTTAAACGCGACTGCTGTTGCCTTATTCATAGGCACAAGCACCTGATAGGCATCGTCTATGACGGCTGTGTAGTCAACTGTAGCGTCAGCATCAACTGTGAAGGTCACAAGACCATTAAACATTGCCGCTGTGAGAATGTCTCCAGTCGTGCTTGGAAAGCCTGTTGCCATTTATATCTCCTAGTAAGTCATTGCGCTCACGCCAATTATACCGCGTTCTGCGCTTCCGATGATGAATCCATCAACGATGGGCTCAAGTGTTGTAACTGTGCATTGCATTGCGTTTGGACTGATTTCCCACCTAAGCCCCTGCACTTGCAAGGTCTTGACAATAGTAGAACCGTCAGGCTGGATATTGGATATTCTTACATTGGTAAAATAGTCCAAGCCAATTATTGTGTCAGTTGGAACTGCTGGGTCTAGTAGATCAACAGTCATGGCATCGATGCGGATAACCGTCTCGGCTCTCGTAGCCACATAGGTTGCGGCTATATTCAAGGCATTGGCATCTGTATCAATAACCAAGTCCTGTGCGCTGTATTGATGAGGGAAATACTTAGCAATGCTTGCTGCGTTCTGATAGACCTGAGCTGTGCCGCCTATGCGCTGCATACTTGCTGAGTTGATGATGAGCTTGTCATCAAAGGTAAAGACCACGTTACGGTAAGGGATACCGCCGGTCTGATTAAACTCAATAGGAGTTCCAGAGATAGATGAAGCAACCTCATTGCGGCTCTTGAATATGGCTGTACCTGAGCCGTCAATATAGAACGCACCTTGCTCTGAGAACTCCACATTCTTGATTGCTGCTAAAGATGTGCGAAGTGTGGCTGGGTCAGCCTGACAGAGTGACTGTCCTGTGCTGATAGTTCTCATGCTGTTAGGAAATTGAACCTGATCTAGTATCTTGCCAATGCGTGTTCCGGTTGCCTGTCCTGCACCTGAATCTGCAACTGTCGCAACCTGAGCCAAGTTAAACAAACGGAAAGCATCGGCAGCGTATATGTCCACATAGCCCATCTGCTCGGCTTGGTCATAGAAGTATCGATACTCTGTTGTATAGCCTGAGAACAAGAACTCCTGCGCTGTATCTGTTGTAGCTGATACACGAATTTTGCGAAGTGGTACAAGGTAAGGGTAGAACTCAGAACTTGTGTTTTGTGGATTCCATTGAGAAGTAGGATCGATGATTCTTATGACTGCTGTGCCAGCTTCATAAGTATCTGACTGGACATTACGCCCATGGTCAATGGTTATGTTACGGACTTGCGGAGTAAGGTCAATGATTGGCAATGGGACTGTAGAACCTGCAAGTGTGCCAGTACCTAGAACTCCATACTTAGCATCGCCAATCGTGAAGGGATAGCCGAATGTCGCACCCGAGGAGAAGTCGAAGGATACCGAGATGCTTGCTGGTAATGCCATGGTTAACCGCCGCTTACTCGGTCAACGAATGATCCAATACCTGAAAGGGAAGAATTTTGAAGTGATGATGCAACTGCTTTGCCATCGATTTGAACAACAACCTGAATCGGCCCTGTGAGGTTTGACGCTTCTTCAGCTCTGCGGAAGTTGCCAGGTTGTGTTCTAGGGAATGCTCCAACTGCAACGTTAGTCGCTGGGACACTACCTGCTGACTGATTTATCACGCTACTCATGAAATCTGTACCTGAAGGAGTTGCACCAGTAGTTTTTGCTATTGCTGCTGCTTTCTTTGCAAGTTCATCAAGATAGGCTGACCATGCTGTAAAAGGGTTCTTTGCATCTGGAAGGTTTGAAAGGTACGCGGATAGCTCTTTACTTAATCCCTGAGACTTGGCAATTTCGCCAGCAAGTTTGGTTGCTTCTGACACATTGCCAGTAAGTAAAGCGAGCTGAAGTCCAACGCGCTTACGATCTTCCTCAGATAATTGACCCTTAAGTGCTGCAATGAGTTGAATCTGCTCAAGGTCAAAGATTGTGCCAGCCTTCTTAAGCGCGGCTTGCTTCTTCTGCTCTGCTGTAAGAGCCTTTTGAGACTTTACTTGCTTAGTCTGCAAGGCTGCTAATTCTTTGGCTCGTTTGGCTGCTAAGGCTTCTGCTTGACGCTGCTGGGCTGTGCGAGCCGCTGTACCTGCTGGAGATGCTGAACGATTAGTTGTTGGCTGTGCGCCTTGTCGCATGACATCAACATCGCCACCGGCTAGAAAGTTTGTGTAGCCTTTACGGAACTTTTCAACAAGTCCGATAGCAGTACCCAATACCTTTATTACATTGCTTGTAGCTGTTGCAATGTTGGTGATTGCTTTTGCTGCATCGCTTGCTTCTGTGCCGCCGCCTACGCGAGCAAAAGCATCGATGAGACCTTCACCAATTATCTCTTGAGCGTTACCTGTAGCTACTGCTAAGACTTCCATCTTGTAAGAGGTTGTGGTTAAGTAATCTTGAGCTGCGCCGGCTGAACGGGCAAGCATGATTCCTAGAATTTCATTGAATGACTTGGTTGTAATCTCTGCTCTAGTCAAGCCTGTGTTGTACTTGATTAAACCTCTGGTGATTCCTACATAGCCTTTGCCTAAATCCGTTGCGACTGTGGCTAAATCTACGCCACTTGCTCGGCTAATTTGAATGGCATTGTTGAGAAGCTCTTGAGACTTGGTTAGTGATCCGGTAGTTGTCAATAGACCTTGGAAGGCTGGACGCAAAACGTCATCTGCAATAGCCGCGCTTTGCTCTAGGTTGGCGATAAAGTCTGTGACCTTAGTCTGAGAAAATGAAAGCCCTAGGTTGTCTACTGCCGTGGCTAGTCGATTGGCTGCTGCTTCATCTGCTGCAAAAGCCTTAACTGCTGCTTTGCCGTAGGCCGTCATCGCGGCTGCGCCAAGTGTTAGCCCTAAAGCTCTGCCTAGTGACTTGACTGATTTACTAAGTTTAGTAACGCCCTTGTCAGCCTTGTTAAGCCCTGTTGAGTCAAGAGTAGTGGCAATGCGGATTGCTAAATCTGTCATACCTGCCATTAGTCTTTGCTCCTTGCTCTAAATGTTTTACTTCCTGCACCTTTGCTGGCGACAACAACTGTATTGTTAGCAGCTTGAATAGCCTTTACAACGGCTGCTGTAGTTCTGCCTTGATCCTCAGCCCATGCTCTAAACATAAGGCGACCCTTAGTCTTGTGAGTTCTGCGCCCTGCTGTATTGGATTGCTGGCTATCAACCAACGGTGGAAGGGAATCAAGGAATTGTCTGCCAGCATTAGGGTTAGCAGATTTATTGACATCTCTACCGCCTTGGAATTCTGTGATGAATTGACCGCCACGATACTTCTTAACTCGCTGCGCTGCTGGTAATCCTTGCGCGTTCTTACGCCCTGCTGTCTCGTAGATTGCACCAGAAGCAGACTTGTTAAAGATAGTTGCAAGGCTTCTAAAGCCTCGCTTGTTAGGCTTAGTTGGAGTTGTTGAGTAACCCAAGCCCTTTTTAATGATGCCAGCGTTAAAGGCTCGATACTCCCACTCGCCAACAGGATTAGCCCAACCGCTAAGAGGAGACTCTGAAGGCACGAACCCACGCGCACGATTAACAACCTTGCGCAAGTGTCCAGCAATCTCTTTCTGGGTTTCCTTGGCTAAGTCTGGGGTGTATTGCTTTAAGGCTTTCCTAAGAGCTACGGCGTTGTCTAGCTCGACTGGCATCGCTTCGCTCCTTCGCTATATCCCTGAGGACTTCTATATGTGCCTTAAATGCTAATGCCGGAAGTTCGACAATAGTGTGAAACGGAACTCCATACTCGTAACTCAGTCGAGCTGCGAGATAGGTGAGGGAGTTCCGATCTACCCTAAAGGGTCAGATTCCAACACTTCCACACTTTTCAGCGTTTCTAGGAACTGTTCCCCGAAAGGTTTGACTGTTTCACCCGAACGTCTAATTGCTTCCCAGCAGAGCCAATAGACATCAGATTGTTTCTGATCCTCTATCAGCGCCTTATGAAAGCCCTTCTTGGCGTATTGCTCGAAGGCGTACTCAATAAGTGGAGTAATCTCGTATTCTGTTACTGAGTTGTCAGCCCTTGTTACCTTTAGCTTTGCCATTTTTTAGCCCCTTAGTTTTTGTTTAGAATGTGCCGGTTGTGGCAACTGCAACAGTACCAGAGACGTTGAATGTGATGCTCTGTGTTGAGAGGTCACCGACTGCGCCGTTGATGTCTGTTGTGTTGTTGATAAGGCATGTAGCTGTATAGAGAGGGTTAGTCGCTGATACTGCTGTTCCCTTAGCCTGTAGAAGCACGATTGGAACGTTAGTTCCCCATGCTGCCTGAAGTGTTGCAAGAACGTTAGCTGATGCTGTGTCGTTCAAGAAGTCGATTGTGATAGATGATGCCTCAAGACCCTTTACGAACTTGTGTCCTGAATCACCCATTGCTGTAACTTCAAGCTCATCGAATGAGCGATTGATAGTTACTGAAGTAACGTGGTCGCTAAGATCAACTGAATTAACCTTTACGCCTACGTTGTTGCTCAGAAATACTGCCATTTAGGTTATTCCTCGTCTTTCTTAGTAGTTGGTTTTGTTTCTGCCTTTGGAGCGCCCTGACCGATTTTAATCAGGAACGCTTCGTTCTCTTTTTCCCATTGTGCTAAATCGGTCATGATTTAACTCCATTCCGTTAGGGTACTGATTGCAATGTCGCAAGTCAGTAAATCTCCGGAAGCGATTGATAGAACGCTTGGTGCGCTCACGCTTCCCACGTTAAATACAATGCTGGAAGCCTCGAGAAGCTGAAACACTCTTAAGATGTCGGTCTCGATTCCAGCAAGGTTGCCCTCGTTGTCTAGCAACGGAACAAGGATAGTAATTGTAAAATTAGCCATAGGCGCAATCGATGTGTAATCGTTATTGCTTGGAACAATGTATGGATCAGCAGGAGTCACGATTACTGAGTTAGCAATAGGCGTGGCAGGTGGAAAAGCAAATACCGAATACTTGGTGTTATCAGTAAGAGCCGAAGCAATGCTAGATCGTAGGGTGGTAATTGCTGGCATTAGCCCACCATAGAGTTAGGGCTCAAATATGGTGCAATTAAGCCGCGAATTCTAGAGATAAGCTGTGAGGACATGGCATACATATTTCCCATTGAGCCATCTGGGTTCATGCCGTTGCCTGAGTTAGTCTGGCGAGCAGTCCAGATTGATACGCAGATCATGAGACTTGCTTCCTGAATTGCTGGAATAGTTGTGTAATCGACATAAGTATCTGCCGCTACCTGTCCATAAGGATTGATTGGGTGGTACTGATTGTCGCTGGTGTGAGTTGTTGTGACAGTTATGCTTTTCTCACCAACTCCGGTGATTGTTTTAGTGCCATTGAACTTAGTGCCGGATTTAGTAATAACTACTGACTGTCCTACATAGAACACATCTTGCACATAGTCGTTAAAGTAAAGAGTTCCTACTGTGCCGACATTGCTGTGTGCAATAGTAGGAGTCGTGTTAGTCCATAGAAAAGGCAGCAAGACATCATCGGCGGCATCTGCAACGGATTGAATTACACTATCCGAATATAATGTCCCGATTCCAAGTGCGGTTCTCAATTCCGCAACAGTTGTGATGCTCATTGTAATCCTTTCTAAAGACTAGAGGGAGCTGCAAGGGCTCTGGCAGCTCCCTCTAGCGACTTAGTTGCTGCTATTAAGCAGTCATATTGAAGCGGCGAACGCCCTTGCCTGATTTGCCCACATAAATTGCGAGATAACCATAAAGTGCAATTTCCAACTCGCCTGAAGTTAAGATATTAAGTCTCAACTGAGTTTGAGGTGACTCCCAAACATATACAGAACCCGGAGCAACGAGGAATGCTGACTCGTCAATAATTCCTGAAGTTGTGATGTTGTGATCTACGATGAGATCAGTTCCAAGGATGTTTCCACGAACGCTTGAAGCAACTGCTGTTCCAGATGCGTTCTGTGTTGCGCCTTGTGCAGAGTAGAGTGCGCGACCTGTTGTGTCTGCGTATCCTGTGATAGCAGCCCATTGGTCTGTTGAAGCAACGAGCTTGTTAGCGAAATCGCCACCAGTTCCCTTGTATGCCTTAGCGCCTTCTACAGAGATGAATGACTGAAGTCCAGCTGCTGTTGTAGCAACTGAAGTTGCCTGTGTTCCGTCTGCTGTGAACGCAGCGATAAGAGCCTTGTCTGTAGCCGCTTCGTATGCCTTACGGAGTTCTGCCATTAAAAGTTCCATGAACGCAGGTGAGCTGCGATCTATTAGCTCCCAAGATACTCGGTTGAGTCCAGCAAACTTGTTTACTGAAACTGTGTCATAAGCAGAGGTCATGCCTGTGTCTGTGACTGATGCACCTTCATTTACATCTGCAACTGCTGGAGCTGTGTCTGCTGAAGTTGCCTGTGTGTAGAGGCGTGGAACTGTAAAGCTCATGCCTGACTCAATTAGAGATTGGCGAGTTACAGCATCGAACGCTGGGCGACCTGAGAATGTATCTGTGATGAATGAGTTAAGGTGCTGAGGGAGTGTCAGACCTGTGTTTGTTGATGTTGAGTCATCTGCTGCACGTACTGTGCGGCGTGCTTCGTCATCTCCGAGAGCTGACTTGATTGATGCCTCAAGGTACTGAGCTGATGAGATTGGAGCTGTGCGCTCTTTTGTGTAGTGTGATGCTGCAACTGTTGGGCGAGCCGCTTCGACTGCTGCTGCTTCAACTGCTGGAGCTTCTACCGGTGTAGTGGTTTCTTCCACGACTGGCTCGCTTTCTGGTTGGATTGGTTCAGCAGGGAGTGATTCCTCTGCTGCGATCTCCAGCACCTGAGCAGACTTGAAAGCCGGTTCAGTTACGAGAGAAACTTCTTTGAGCTTTGCGGCTGTGACAACAATGTGTCCATCGCGTGAGGGCTTAGATGCAATGATTTCTGCACCTACTGAGAGACCTGAGACAAGTCCTTCTTGAGCCATAACTAAAGCATCGTTGCCACCTGTAGAGCGTGAGAGTTTGAAGGTTGCATAGATACCGTCTGAGCGAGTCTCTGCCGCAATCATGCGACCAACTGGCTTCTTCATATCGTGCTGTGATAGCAACTTAATTTTGGATACATCTGCAATGTCAATAGAGCCAGCCTCGAATACAACGCCGCCCATGTTGGTATTGCCCACTTCGCCTGTACCCATTGGCACAATCTTGCCTGAGATTTCTCTGCGATCTTCATTGCACTCAATTGAGGCTGCTTCGATGATTAGATTATTCATTAGCTCATTCCTTCGATTCCGTTGGGAGTTAAGTCTGTCATTTCCATCGCTTGCTCTGTAGAGATAAGTCCTAGGGTAAGGAGCTTCTCAATTACTTGGAGTTCAACTAATGGATCGTTCTTTAAGAAGGTATCGAATACCGCAAAGCGAACTTCGTGACCGTCTGTAGAGATATCGTTCATAGAGAATCGCGCTTGAATAGCCTGAATGTAAGGTTCGATAGATAGCGCATAGAACTGCTTGCGCTCATCTTGCACATTTGCATAAGTCATTGTGGTGTTCTGATCTGCTGAAAGATAATAGGCTGGCACATTCATTGCGCGAGCAATCTCAGTTGATAGGTTCTGAATAGCCTCGTTGTACATCATATCTTTAGGCGAGA